CGGTGCCCACCATGTGCTGTTGACCTCGGTCGGATCATGTCCTGTTCCATTTTCGATGCATATCCACGTCTCACGTTGCGATGTGGCTACCAAATCCCCTTGCACGTATGCCGCTGCAATGTCCCATGCGCGACCTCCAATGTTGCTTCCGCCGCCGCCAGTGGCTCCAGTAAACGCCCGCACAACAATAGCCGAGCCGCTTGGCGGCGCACTGGCAAACGTAATTGTACCGCTATTATCGCTTGAGATTGTCCAATCCGTTGTTGGTCGCTGGTCGATGCCTCCAACGCTCACGAGGTAATTACCTGCGCTCGTATTACTGTAGCCAGTCAGCGGCGAAAATGCAGTTGTTGATCCATTGCCGGTGAAGGCGGACACTTGGCTTCCAGCAGTTCCGCCTCCACCTTGGATTTCGACAACGCCCGAGTCGCAGCCCAGATAAAGCTTACCTGTGCTGCGATTTGAAGCCAACTCCCCAAGATACAATGACGCGGGAGCGCCGGCTCCTGGGGTTGCGTTGGTCTTGGGGATGATTGGATTCATGCTTAGTAAGTGCCTCCGTTGAAGGTCGTAGAGGACGAGGATGTTGTGATGACAACCGTGTTGTCAGGCGTAATAACTCCACTGCCATCAATGGCAATGCCTGTACCGATTTTGACGCCGCCCAGCGTGGAGCCTGAAGCGGTCGGGAGTGTGTACCCACTGCCAGTGGCGCTAAGTATTCCCGAGCCATCAATGGCAAGGCCAGTTCCCACGCGGATGGCCCCCAACTCTGCGGTAGTAGCCGCAATAAGTTGCGAGGTCGACAGTTTGCCTGCTGCGGTCAACTGCGGCACTCCATTTGCTGTTGCTGCGGTCGTCAGTGCGCTGGTAGCAACTGCGCCAACGTCAGATGCACTCAACTGAACGTTACCATTTACAGGTTGAATACTGTTTACGCTGACCACTTCACTAGAAGCTCCATGAATGCGCTCCCAATGCCCATCTCCACCAAAAGCCATGAGATCACCAGCAATGAAAGACGTGATGCCATCAATCGCGGTTCCCACAGTTGCAGTATTGGCGCAAACATAATAATCGCCAACCGCTGCTGTCCCGCCTCCAACAACGCCCCCGGATGCCAGCACTGGAGATGTGTTGACCGTCCATGCGCCTTTGTATTTTAGTCCGCCAACAACGGAGGCAGGCAACTGCGCCACAGCAATCTTGCCAGTGGAATCGAGTTGCGGGACCAAGTTAGCAATGGAGGATGTCGTCAAACATCCGAGCTGCGAGGTCGTCAGTGAAGGGATCTGCGCGGTTGCGAGTTTGCCAGTGCCCAGAAGCTGCGGCACTCCGTTTGCGGTCGCATCAGTCGTAAGCTGAGACGTGGTAACAAACCCGTCAGTGATGTCCACCACGCCGCTGTTACCTTTGAGGTACAGTTTGCCGCTCTGAATGTTAGAGGCCAACTCACCAAGCTGAAGGTCGCCAGATGCTGGCGGTGTTGCGCTTGAGACGTTAGCGTTGCGTTTGGGAATGATCGGATTGCTCATGGCTTAGTAATATCCAGCGGATAGAGTTGATGGCACCCACTGTGTGCCGTTGTAGGTTAGGATTTGATCTGCCGCAGGGGCAGATGCTGAAACGGGATGAGATTGAATGCCGGTGACGGTTGCTACACTGCCAGATTCTCCGGCAGCAAGAGAGATGTCACCGCTGACTGAGGTTAGGCTTCCGGGCGGGCCTTGTGGGCCTTGTGGGCCGTCTTGCCCTCGGATGCCTTGAATGCCGGTGAACAATTCAATGGCAGCAATGCCACATTCATTTGAACAGCTCATACTATTGTCATCCTCGCGGTTAAAAGCATATATCTAAGCCCGTCGGCGATTCGCGTGACCCACAGTTCCATGCGAGCAGTCTGGGCCGAAAGCCCGCTTGTCACTGTGTGCGGAATAAAAATGCACCGTTGAAACTCGTTCACATAATCAACTTCAGGAGTTGTTAACAACACATTTGAAGACGAATACAACACGCAATCAAACTCTTCGCCTTCCAAGGAAACGGGAGTCGAATTCTCTGTCCGCTGGAATCCTAGACTATAGTCTGCCCCTCGAACAATAGTCTGGGCAGTGCGTGCGGGAGTCATACCTTAAGGGAAGTATGTAAACTAATAATTCAGAGCAGACCCGCAGCAATCGGAAGGGCGAGGCGCATCCTCGGGCCAAGCTTGTTTCCATCGGATTTCATCTCCGAGACTGTGAAGTTTTCCCAAACTGCAAACAGGACGTTCGTAAAACAAGGTCTTTTTATCCTGACACGTTTCGACAATTTCACAGCGTTGGCAAGTGTCGTGCCGTTTTTTGGTAAGCCAATCAGGGAGGATCATTTGCGCTTCAGTGTTAGCTTTGCAGTTCCAACCTGATTTTCGCCATATTGAGTGGAAAAGATTGGGGCTTCCTCTTCATCCTGCGCAATCGCAAAAGATACATTCACGTAATACGTGGAAAAACCTTCGCGAAATGGAATCATAAAAGAAAACACCTTTTCCCCTTCAGGTTTGGCATCAAACATGTCCAACGCCCTTTGATAGTATGGGTCTGTATCATCCCACGGTCTAAAATATCCAATCTGAGGCCAATTCCAGTTGTTTACATCTTCAGGTGGAACCTGAAGTTGAGTCGCGTCTAGCGCGTAACCCAAGAGGCCATAATTGGCAAAGAAAATATTCCAGCGCTCCCAGCAGATGCCCATAAATCTCGGGCCAACTAATCCAGATCCACAAAGCTTGTCGATCTTGTAGCGATATTGAGCATCATTACTCAAACGAATGTCGCCATTAAAATACGGTGGCGCAGACATGCTCATATTGATGCTAAAGTTTACTCTATCAGCGGCGGACCAGATAAATTCGTGGCAGTTCATCTCCACAAAAGGTTACAAGGATTCGCTGTGGCGTTTATGCAAAAGTTTTGAATCCTAGTGATTTTGCTTCCGTCATAGAATACTATTCCCAATAAAATGTATTCAGTATTTGCGTCATTCGCCATCAAGTCGGCGCTTACATGTATCCTTACAGACATACTCAGAGGGTCAACTACTACATCATTTGTCACATACAAAATTGAAACATAAATGTATGTCATTGTGCTAATTCCGCCAACCCGATAATCCGAACCGCCCATCATTTCATATGGCCAGCGATAGTCTTGGATGCAATTAACAACGCCCGCAGTCACAATCACAGCTTGTTCTTCTAACGTGCTGTTATCATAAATCGTAAACCTGCAAGCAACTCCACGTGCTCTTGGCACAACATTTCCTACCCAATCAACGCCGCCTGTGATGAATGGAACCGCACATGCGTTGTAGATGTAAGTTATAACGCGATTGCTGTTTTCGTCATATCCTAAATTGACTTCGCCAAGCAAAAAATACGTTAAGCGTTCAGATGTTCTTTTGTAAGTAGAAAACAACCCAAGCGTGACGCCATTTGTTTCAAAATCAATGTTTCCGACTTCATCAGTGATCAGCACCGCATAAATAGCAAACCAATTTTGAGTGTCTGGAATATCCAGCACATAGGTATTAGTGTCATCCATCCCAGTGGGGTAATGGCGATCAATAGCTGTGCTGCGAATTGAGATCTTCTGATTTGCTCCTGACGTAAGCTGATAATCCTCAATCAAAAACGCACAAGAAGGCGCAGGCTTAATTACAGGATTTGGACAATAATTATCAATGTAGGAAATGTAGGGATTTCCCAGTTCGTCATTGCTTATTGTGACGCCAGCAATATACGTAACTTGAACAATGCTACTTTCTTTTGCCCAGTCATATCCTTCCCTGACAACGATGCCATAAGGGTCATCTAATGGCACATTTTTCTGGTCAACTTCAACTCTTAAATATATGCCCCACCATGGATAATCGCCATTGAGGTCAATATCGAAATAGGGTTGCTCGGCAGATGTTCCAGTAGGCCAGCGATTCACGTCCCTAAGCTGATCAACGTAAACCCTGACCTTAAGATTGAGAGTTCCGCCTCCTGCTGGCTCAGAGATGTCCTCAACGCGCCATGTACAGGCAGCAGGTGCTACGCCTCCTCCACCACCTCCTCCTCCCGCTTGACTTGTAAACGAGATGCTAGTGCCGGCTGGAGTTTGGTTAAGAGAATAACCAACGCCAGAAGTGATGTTGTTTCTGCGCACCCAATCGACCAGGCTGTTTAGCTGGTCAGCAGACACCGGCATCCCGCGTTGAAAGTATGTAGGGGTCATGTCAGTCTTTTACTGAGAAGGTGTAGCAGTCTGATAAACCAATGGATCCCAGCCTGAATTTCCGTCTACGTTTAACGATTGCGAGCTGGATCCCATCCACTCATACGTGTTACGCCATTTTTCGCCCTCCTGCTGCCCTCGAGCGGCAGTCAGAATAAAGTCAACCCCAGCGGGAACGTGAGCATTAGATCCACGCCATCCAGCGTCAATCTTGCCAACATTTTCTTGAGATGGCGGGCCGTTTTCAACTTCTGTCATTCTGATGACAATTTTGGGCGCAAGATAGGAATCATATCCAATCACCCAACGAATGTAAAAAGTGTAAAAATCAGCACTGGCTGTACATCCATCGTTTAAAGGATCCCACCATGAACCGCTTACAGTTACTCCCTGCTTTGCGGCTTGATCTTTAGCAATCATCGGAGACTGCGGGTTCCGTTTCCACGCGGCCCACATTCTTTTAAGCTTGTCTGGAATGGTTGCCTTGAAAATCTTGTTTGATTCTAAAGGCTCAGTCGAAACAGTGCCGTCAATTGTCCACTGAGCATTTCCATTGTTGAAAAGATATTCTTCTACAACAGTCCAAACGCCATCAAATTGCTCTTTGCGATAGGACCGAACTCCTTCTGATGGCTCAAACTCTTGAAAAGACTGCTTGGTGATGGTACGCATCACCACCTTGTTTACATCCATCGTCTCTTCGTACTTTGTCTGAGTAGGCATAGCGGGCATATTAAGAAACTAATGATTGATCTCCGTACATGCTTGGCATGTATGGGTTTTTAGTAGGTCTAAAAGTTGCTGCGAAATTCTTGATCGCAGTTGAAATGTCTTGAAGGACGTTTAGCTGTTCACGCTGGACGTCAATCCCGGTTCCATTACCTCCTAATCCTCCGCCGCCGATCTTGGTAAGACTATCAACGATGGGGGCTATTATAGGCATTGGAAGAATCGGAATGTTAACTTCTGCAGATCGATCTGTGCTCCTGTATCCGCTCATCGAATTTGAGTTAATATTTGGAGCACTTCCAATTGGATTTTGCTCTGCTGCCTCTTTGCTGTACGCAATAGCCTTGTAGCCCGGAATAAGTTGCTCTCTTCGTTTTTCTTGCCATTCAAACTCTTCCTTTTCACTGGCAGAGGTCATTTTCTTGGCATTCCTGTAATTTGTAATGACATCCCAAGGCTTCACCTCAAACAATGCTCGAAGCTTTTCAACGCCAGAGTTGATTTTGTCAAAAATGCCGAAAAGCGTAGCAATTGCAGATCCGACTTTCTCGCCAACAGCAGTGAAATCCATACGTTCAATTTTTGCTGCCAGCGACTCAAAAACAGGCACAACTTTTGAAAGCAACCCAGCAAAAAAACTGTCAAATGCCGGGATCATCCGAGTCAGAGAATACTGCATTCTTATGAACGCATCTCCCATTTTATCATAAATTTCAGCCGATTTTAAAACATTCGCTTGAGATTGTTCTAATGCCCCCTCATTAAATACCGAAAATGCACGTCCTGCCCTCCTTACTCCAAAAGCATCTTGAACAACCAGAAGTGCTTCACTTTTGTTTTTTGCGTTTTGAATCGCATCTGACAACGTGTAAAAAGATTCAATCAGAGTCTTGTTTTTGAATGAACCGGCAGAAAGCCCTAGGCGAGCAAAATTAACACTTACTTTACTTGCGGGATCTCCAAGTTGAACAAGTGAATCAAGAAAGTGATTCATCAAAGTTGGCAATTCCTCAACTGAGATCCCAACTTTTCCAAACGCCTGTTCAAGGCCCGTCAATTCCTTGACTGTCATCAAGGAACCTTCTGCGGCACTTTTTAATTCTTTGGCATTAGACATGGAATTCCACATGCTTCTGTAAGAAATGCCAACAGCCACTGCTGCCGTTGCGACTGCCGCTAAAGGCAATGCCATGGAACCAAGTTCTCCTATAGCAGAAGATGCTAACCCCGAAGATGTAGCAAGCGCACCAAAAATATCTCCTCCAGAGATTTGATTGCCAAGCTGAGCAAATGAAGTCGAGAACCGTTTAACGTCCGTATTCAGCTTCTCAAAGAACCCTTTCTTGCCAGTTTCATCAATAAGGTTCTTCATGGCATCTCGAGCCGCTTTAACCCCAGACGTAAAGCCTGCTGAGTCCAAGAACAATTTAAAGCTGATGCCTGAATCTGCCATATGGTTACCTAGTTACAAATCCCCTTCTTCTTGCTTCTTCTTCGATGTATCGCTTCAAAATACGCCTCATGTTATTGGACTGCATGTTCATGGCAATCGGAGCAAGTTTTTCAATTCTTGCTGTATCATCAAACGAAGTGATATTTTGAGCAAACAAATAGTAAAAATCTTGAGCTGCCTCTACCTGAAAAATTGATCGAGCTGCACCCCACCGGCGGACCCAACTTGCCATTGGAATTCCAAAGAACCTGGCGGCATTAGTCCATCCCGCAAGTAGGGTGCCCTGCCTGCGATAAAGGCTTTCCAGTACAAAATCGACGTTCTTTTTACTGGCGGGACGTTTAATTGGGCGAGCAATACGCTTTCTCTTATTCCTCATCTTGAGATACCAAGTCAGCGTCTGGATTGGGGTCTCATTCAACATTTGCTGAGTCGTTGAATCATTCCATCTTTTGGAAGGCTCCAAAGGGCGATCTTCAATCTGAGCAAACGCTTTTTTAATATCGGCCTTCATTGCTGCTCGACCGGCCCTAAGCCCGGCATCATAGTCCACAGATCCAGTATGCTCTCCTTTTGCGTTGAACTTCAGAGAGGGACTAGTGCCGCCATTAGGAGGCGTGATGGCAAGGAAATTGCGCACCACTCCCTTAAAGTGAGTGTGCGCAACAGCCATGGCCTCCCGTTTACTCGAGGCCATAAGCATCTGCAAATTCGTATAGAATTCGTCAGACCCCTTCGTTTGAACCTCAATATCCATCGTCCTCCTCGTCTTTTGGAGCATTCAACAAAGACAACGCCTTATCAACATCGAGAGTGCTAGCGTGCCCCACAGCCATGCGAGTCCACGCACCATTGCTCCATGCGACCGCATGGTAGTAACGCAAAAGCCTGACTAGAGGGACATCAAACATGATATATTCTTCAGGCCAACCTGTTTCTCGGGCCAAGGTGATGACAAAAGATTCACACCACCCTGGCCCATCTAGTTTTTTGGTGCGTCAGGATCGTCGGAAGTGGGGCGAGGCACGATCTCGACACGGTTGTTGTTCAAAAGATCGTTCTGACGTTTTACCCACTCAGAAGCCGAGGCTACAAATGCCAGCGGGAAGTTATCACAGAATTCGCGAAGCTTTTCGATCGCTTTGCCATTACCAAGAAGCTTGCGGATTTCTTTGGTTTCACTGCTCTGGATCCATACAAAGGCGAGCATTTGTTCGACCTCAGTAAGTTCAAAAGAAGCAAGTTCGCCAACAGCAATCTGCGTAAAGACAGACCACGGGCGCAACACATACGGGCCAATTTGTTCGTCGGATAATAGGAACGGATTCATAAATCTTTAATAGTAGTCCTTCTAATTAAAGGAAACGGGCGAATTCTTTTTTTAGCCACTCAGGAGAATGTGGATAAACAACGCATGTTGAATTCCCGCGCTTCTTCATTATCCCGGTTGAGTGTTCGCGTGCCCACCGCTTTGCGTCTCGAGTGTTATCCCGAAAAGCCCTCATAATGGAGATAGGATTCCACTCATTGGCCTTACACCATTCAAGATCCTCCCACCTAGTCTTGAAGGTATCAAATGATACCTTTTCACCGTTAATATCAAGGTCATCGGTGACATCAACGGTCCAGCAAACTCTCAGCTTGCCTTCAAACTCAACCTTTTGAAAAGGGTACTTGTAAAGTTTGCCTCCCAATGTGTACCAGCCAAACACAAGATCTGTGTTGCTGGATTTTATCGGGTCTTCACTGTCAGAAATGGTCTTGAATGCTCTTCCTTGAAGTTCCTCAATCATATTAGGAGGATATTAAAACTAGAACCCTGCGTTTGCGTAAGCGATGCCGGTCATTTCCCAGCCTTGGTAATCAACATTGTTTGAAACGTCCTTTGCGCTGGTGACAAAAGCCAATCCAGAAACGCCTTCAGGAACGGTGAAAGTTGCGCCAGCGGTAAAAGGATTCGCTCCCTTTCCTCGAGCAGAAAACGGGAACGTGTGGTCGTAGACGTAAACGCCGTAATGCGTGCCATCACTGTTATAAATCTGCTTGTAGTCCCCTTTGTCCTCAACGTCAGCAGACTCAACTGTGCCCCCTGGGGCCGAAAGCATGGTAATCCCGAAGCTTGGCATAAATTTAAATCCTGTTAAACAACCGTTTCAAACTGCAAGTAAGTCACTTCAGAAACAGCAAAGTCATCATTGGTTTCACTGACCTTTGCCGAGTTGATGAACTGAGAGCTACCGTGATCGCCCATGGCTACCGTAAACAAAGAAAACTCGCCTTTAGTTTTCAGTGTAATGGTGGTCATCTTTCTGGGCTTGGCAATAGCATGAGCAACATATCCTTCAGCACTTCTGATGGTTGCCGTTTCGCGTGATGTTTCTTTGCTGGATTCCTGCAAATAACCGGCAGGTTCTGTTGCTCCGAAATTTACTGCTCCCCAATTTAAGGCCATAAAATTAATGTGTTTTAGGTGAAAAACCGATTGTATAAAGAAGAGGCGTTTGCCAATGACGTTCTGAATGCTGTTCATCAGCAGTGGCCGCGACCACGCCTAAAAGCTGAACAACATTTGACTGAATGGTTATCCCCCTCATAAATTGGCTCACATTGTAAACCAATTGATTATGCTCGTGAGGAGTGCTGTCATCTGCCTGCGAGCACACCATAATCGTCAAATGCCCGCGCTCATAAGGCGACCCAAGGACAAAGTCGGAACGAAGCTGAAGGATGATAGAGGGCATCGTTATGCGCCCGTCATCTTGCGGGATTCCCACGTAAACATTGGGGAATACGGCCCGAAGCGAAGTCGCAATTGCTTCTGCTAAAAATCCGTCAATCATCGAGTCACGTCCTCCAGACTGATGTGCCACGAAACGCCATTGTTATTCGTGACGTTGACAATACGCCGGTCAACTCCATCAATGGTCAATCTGTCCCCCTTTACGGGTTGAGGCATGTGAGCGCAATTTACGGCAATGGTTGCGCTTAAATGACTCTGAAAACCACCGTAATCGAGAACTTCACTGGTATTCAGGAAGTTCACGATGCCGGTGTAGGTGACCCCTTGATAAACAAATGGTCTCCCCACAAATGCAGTCGACTGGTCAAAAGCAGACGACATTTGTGAGAAAAAACTCATTTCTTTTTAGAGGCAGCAGGAGTTTCCGTTGCAGGTGCAACTGGAGCCAAAACCTTACGGATGCGCTGAGCTTCCAAGTAGGGGAAATACTCAACAACAACCGCACCCTCGATACTAGTCTCAAAGGCTTTCTGCGCTGAGAGACGGTCAGGACCACAATAAGCGACCCTGACTTCTCCCGTTGCAGTCCTCGAGATGGTGAGGTGCAAGTTCATTCGATTAAGCGTTGGACGCGGAAACGAGACGCTGGCCGGCGGCGGGATTTCCCTTAGCCACACCATAGATCCACTTCAGGTACACCTGAATGGCGAGCGTGGAAGGATCAATCCATTCCACAGCAGCGGCACTCATGCCGGTGACGGGATCGGTGATGATCTCGAAATTACCGGGGAACGGAACTCCGCCAGCACCGAAGGCTTCACGAGGATCAAGCGGAGGACGGGAGGCGAGAATCACGCTCTCAGCCGTGCCGGCAAAGCCGATCATGTGGTTGGTCAGCGGGATGTCGGGATATTCAAAGATCCGAGCGAACCCAGCAGTCTGCAAAAGCTCACCCTGCTCAATGGGATCAGTGCCCGGAGCGAGGAAAGCTTTGTAGAAGCGGTTGCACCGAGGATCTTCCAGCAGAAGCTGATAAACCCCAGGACTCACAGCCATGAAGCGATCCCCATGGATACCACGGGAAACCAACTCTTTACGCATCGAGGTCAGAGTCGTGTAGTCAGGCGTGGGCTGGACCGTTTCGTTGGTGAAGTTGGACGTTGTCCACAAAGCGGCAACGGAGTCCACCATCTGGTTCGCCATGGCGCGAGCAATCGGCTCAGCCATTTCACGCACCAGATTACGGTTCGTGCTGTTAAGCTGGGCCGCCGTAAAGGTAGCACCAACCTTCTTGTCATAAGACAACGTCACAGGCACGTCAGTGGTTGTGACATCAGGAATTGCATCAGTGCCGTTGACGACCGTAGGAATGGTCTTCAAACGGGTGATAACAGTTTGGTTCTGAAGGGCACCCATAGGGTCCAGATCCTTCGTGATGACACGAAGTTCGGGACGAATGGTGTACACGAGTGAAAGCGCTTCCTGAAGAATAAGCGCGGAATTCAGCGTTCCTAATTGATTGGACATAAACTATTTATTTGTTTTGAGAGTTGAGAAATTCTGCTCTGATCTTCCCGCGCTCACGGGGATCAGTTACGCCTTCAAGACGTTCGGTCAAAGACTGCTTCGCGGAAACCGGCTCGGGAATCACCGCAACAGGCTCAACACCGAGCGAGGCAACGATTTCGACCGCTTTTGCGTTTGCATCCGTTTCTGCTGCCTTTGCTGCCTGCAACGAGGCTTCAAGAGCGGCTTTTTCGTTCTGCAAATTCTCGATAGCCAAAACCAATGTGCTGTTATCTCGTTTGGATTCGGCAAGAGCCTCAAGAGAGGCCTTGTGTTCATTGGACAGTGCCTCCAATGCGGACAGATCTGCGCGGGCAGAAGCGAGGGCTTCCAGTGCGTCAGAGAGGGTTGTGGGTTCCATACCCTATGCCCGAAATGTAAACTAAAAAGCCCCTAGGGACTATTAATCCCTAGGGGCACACATACACACAAACTAGCACTTAGAACAACGAAAAGAACGTATCGTATGCAGCATCTTCCGTCAACACTGAATCGATAAGATTGTATTGAAGTGCTCTGGAGGCCAAATACAACTCTCCTTGCATTGCTTCATCGGGCACTTTTCGATGCTTTAGAACATTGCCCTTAAACATTTGATAGGAGTCATCCACCAACCGTTGCAAACTTGCCCGCTGCGCATCAGTTAAACTTGGCCCCATACCAGCTCCCTTTAACGGACCCGAAACTATAGGCTCCCAACTCATCCCTTGAGATGCCCATTGATTAGAAGAATCAATCCACCCAATAATAACACCAATAGAACCAACCATGGCGGACTGGGAGGCATAAATCTTCGAGCAACTAGAGGCAAGAAAGTAACCGGCAGACGCAATGGTCCCTCCAGTGTAAGCGCACGTTGGCATTTTACGGGAGACCTGCGAGATCATGTCTGCGCACTCGGCCAACCCCTCGCAACTTCCGCCGGGAGTGTCGATGGTAAAGAAGATTCCCTTCACGCCGGCCTCATCCGCCTCATCAATATCCTCGGCAAGCCAGTCAATGTCATATCCCCCGCAGATCGCTTCAAGCTTTGAGATCCCTTTGGCAATGACTCCTTCAATGTAAATATGAGCAACGCCATTGGAGTCAATAGCCATGGGCCTGCGAGCATTTCCAAACGTGGAAAGATCGGGCATCTCGTCCGATTCTGCGCGTGCAAGCTTGTTAGCCAGCAACTGCGCAACAGCAGCTTGACCGCTTGCCTCAATTGCCCAAGGACGAAGGTTAATCTTTGCTAGGACTCTTGCTAGTTTCATTGCTCAGGGATTGTTGCTGACCGATATTTCCGTTGGGGGTAAATGTAACGAAAGACTCAAGAGGCAAATTTGACCTCTCCATTCGCTCGCGAATAGCAATGCCTTCCTTCTCGCGCAAATCCAAATGCTGCTCAAGCGTGTGCCCACCTTCTCCCACGATTTCGGTCATCGTTCGGAGACCGGCACGATAGGCATCCAACGCAGCAGAGTTCGCATACCCTTGGTCCAGCGTCAAAATCGGAGGGCGCGTAAACGTCCACTTCAAGAATCCTCCCTTGTCCTTGCCTTTGTACGGAGGGAGTTGACCAAGCTTGATCGCTTTGGACACGAAGTATCCAATCCTGCGCTTGCAAGCCGCTTTTAGGATGTGCTGCGAACGGGCGATCTTGCGATTCACTTGCTCGACAACCATCCTCGAGTTTGCCCCGCTGGCCTCAGCCGGTTTCCAGAAAAATTCAGGCGGGAATCCCCCAGCGAGCATTGCATTTCTCAAAAGCCGCTCGATCAGCCGGTCGGTTGCCTCGGTCGGAATCTCATTTTTAAGCTGTTCCAGCTTTTCGCCGGCCCCCGCCCTGAAGTATTGAATGGATCCTCCCATTCTTTCCTCGACCCGAAGCCCGCTCTGGCCCACGGGCGGAACATCCTGCAAGGCATAGGCAGGATCCAACGGGTCTGCCATCCCCATTTCATTGTGGACGATCAGCCCCAGAGTGCTGGCAAGTTCAGCCGCTTGTCGAATGTTGTTGCCAATGCTCAGGGTGGTCCGAAGATCTCGGATTGCAGCAGTGAATGATGGGAACCCTCGGGACTGGTCGGGCGCAATTGACTCCATGGTCAACTGCATGTTCTGCGCCGAGATGTCACGATCCTGCTCTTCAAGAGCACCGATCAAACGATACGCAACGGGCCTGCCTTCTTTATTCTTAATTACCCCATTCCATTGAGGAAGCCCTTTATACTTGCCCTCCTTGACAATCTCGGTGCCTTCTCGAGAAGCAATTTGATGCCAGGCAACTTGTTGCAACTGGGGAAACCCGTTTTTAGTCTCGGTGAAGATGGTGCCGCAGTCCCCGTCTCGAGTAAGCATGATGATTTCACGCACCAGCCCCAATGCCCATGGAGTCCCGTCAGTGTACGCAATCTCCAAGGCATCATGCAACCATTGCTCTGCTAAGGCTCCCCATTCCTTATCGTCGCCCTGAAAAACAGGAGCAAAGCTAGAACCAACAACGTACTGTGCGAATGCGTTAACACAGTTAGTAATTGCTCCATAATTGTAGTAAAGCCGGTTCGACGCACTTACCAGCACCCTGTACTCGGAAAGCGTGACCTCTTTATCTAAACTCCTAGTGTGAGTCGGCCAGTAAGGACGTTCCGCCCACCATCCGCCTTCAATGAGGCGCATGTTTTGGTAACGATTATACTCTGCCTTGGGAGTTAACTGTTTCCCCTTAAACAAAGAACTGATTTTATCGAGTAATCCCATTACATGAACCTCACGGTTGTCCTAGTGGTTGGCCTGCACCATCCAGCTTCCTTATGGTCAATGGCAAGTTGCGCCATCTGTGCAACTTCCAGCGGAGAAAGCATTGTTTGAGCGTAAAATGCAAACTGTGATCCGTTCACAGAAGAACTAATCATCATTCCTTGACCCTGAGCAATCATATCAAATTTGCCATCCCGCAAAGCATACAGCTCATCTGTCGAGCGGGAAAGAAAAAGAGAAAGGATTAGCCGTGCTGCCCTCATATACTGAAGGCAGTTTGTAAACAAAAGCCAGCACCCATCCCTCGCTTAGCGAGAGATCCAAGGGAGTCCAATCCCTCAGTGCGCACATGCGCGGATGCTGGCAGTTCGCTCTTCCAATCCGCTTAGATTGGTTGAACTACCTTGGATGCAGCAAAGCGGCAATTTTTGCAAACCTTATTTTGTAATCATCCAACTCTTTCTGAAGCGCATCAATCAAAGCTAAAAGCCGCTTCCGTTCTGAGTAAATGTCATTCAGCATCATTTTCGTCTTCTATGTTAGTGTTTTTCAGTAGTCCAAGCATTAACGCGGCAGCAGTCACTTCCGCTTCGCAGTCCCAATAATGGTTATCCCTATGAATCTTGACGTACCGGCGCGTAATTGTCTTTGTCGCCTTATCAACCACCTCTCGTTTCACCTCGGAATTGATCTGTTTCAAATACTCTGGGGAGACATCTCTGGGATACTCCCAGTTCGGAGACCCCATGGCTCGAAGTTCCGATAGACGATCTTTCACTCCTTCATTGCTCCAGAAAATGTACCTAGCTCGATTCCCGTCAGGCGATTGGGCATCTTTTACTGGGGAATAAAACCGCTCGACATTCTTGTTGTAAATCACGTGAGTAAACGATTTTCGTCCAGATCCATGTAGCGCAGTCCAGTTATACTTGGCACAATCATTGTAAGTTAAGCCGGTGTCGTACCCGGCATCCATGAACGTCAACTTGTCTGGAACCTTCAATCGTTGCTGAATGGTTCGGATGTTTTCCACCGTCAAAACCTTACTGTGATAAATCAACCTGCTACTGCCATCGGCCCGAAATGCTCGAGCTATCATCCAGAAGTGATCTCGCTGACGGTCAATCCCGATAAGCCGCTTGACTTCTCCATCAATGGGTTGACCATCGAGATGATCCGCGAAGAAATAATCGCCCGAAGTGAGATTCATCTGCGGCAGCTCCACTTCGTCACTCCAGGACTGCGCAAGCCGCTTTTGCCTGAATTGCTTTAAAGGCTCAGTGACTCCGCGCTTTTTAGAATCATTGGCTTTGATCCACTCAATCACCATGTCTGCCCATGAAATCCACCAGACACTCTGGGCGGACCACGTGAATGATACATTCCCTGCTATAGGCTGGTTTTCTGTCTCGAGCTCGTATCGTCCCCGATTGGACATCGACCGGCGTCCCTGAGTGGTATCGAGAGTGACAAACTGACAGTGCGGGCATTCATGCCGAACACTAGCCGTTACCCCTGCCCAATCCCACTCGCCAGCCGGAGTCTTTGCCTCCTCGTACTTGATCGATGTCCACAAATATTTGTGCCATTGACCGCAGGATTCACACTCTGTTCCCCACTCGTTAATCTCGCCGGCCTGAAACTCATTATCAAAATCGTCCTTGGTCGTGCTTCCCTGAGACACTAAAATCGTCTTGCGGTTCCAACGGTCATGGTGACGCTTTTTCATCTCCCCAATCATTCCTTGATCCCATTGCCAGCATTCATCACCGTAGCAATAGCGCATACTCTTCTCTTGCAGGGAGGACATGTTTGCCCCGGACATGAAAAGGGCCATATGGCTAAACATGATGGCAGTCTTTCGCTTCTTGTGCCGGTCCTGCGGGAACAGCCGCGCCACAGGAGGACACGCCTCCAAGATTGGCATCAACCGAGACTCAGCCCAGTCTGAAGCCGTTTCATCAGTTTGACCCACCAATAACATCGGCCCAGGTTGCTGGGCAATAATCCATGGCACTACCAACTCAAGAAGAGTCGTCTTTCCCCCGCCGGTCGGAGCGCGAACCACAATTTGTTTCACCCTGTCGTTGCAAACCGCCCGAAAGACATCATTTAACCATGGAGCATTGTCGGGAGAAAACCGTTGAGATCTTGCGGAATGTGGTAGTCGTATATTCTCCACAAGCCAATCCAACGGATCACCCTGAAAACTGGTCACGATCCCTGCCGAAATACCTTCTGCCAGTGGATTGATCATAACTTGTTTTTAATTGATACCAGCAAGGCATCGGTTCTAATCAATAAACCGGCGCGAATGCCAACTTCGTCCAACCCTGCCAACTGCCCAGGAAGGTCATTAACCATAGCGGCAATTTCTGCCGATAGCAGTGCTCCTATGGCAATCCCCGCCTCGCGAACCTCTGCTCGAGAGACTAACTCCCCGCGATCTTTGGCGATGGTGATGTTTAGCCGCTCGATCTCCTTGCGAAGCTTTTCAGTGCGAGCTTCTGACAACGTCATTAAAGGCGCAGACACTTCATCGACAGATGCCTGCGCGTTCTTTACTTGAGGCTTTGGGACTACAACCTTCTTGGGCTTGATGATTTTTTCTTTTGGAGGCTTGCCTCGAGCATCGTCATGCGCTTTCCTCCAAGAACGAATCTGCTCTAGTGTCCATCCGCGGTTTAACCCGAGCTTGTCCCAACGCTGGACGGCTCCCTTTGTAACTCCAAAGGCTTCAGCAATTTGCTTTAGGGAAAAAGGAGGTTGGGGATCTGGCATGGCGGCAGCATACGGCAAAGTATACGGGTATACTAGGCGAATCTTGCCTCGTATACCTAGGCAAAATTTGCCACTCATAAAAAATCAAAA